AGGTAAGAAATAAGATCTTCTTGCACCTGAAGTTACTGCCCAGTTAATCTGGAAGATTGCTTCTTCAGTATTATCAGTAATTACAAAATTATCCTCATCAATAAGAAGAGTTTTATTTGTTAATGTTTGCTGTGTATCAGTACCTACAAGAGTTGTACCATTACCAGCAGTTATTGTTGGCATTGTCATAATTCTGGTACTAGTACCAGTTCCAACATTACCAATTTCAAACCTTACTTTTGGTCCTTGAGCATCTTCTAATACAAACGATCCATCTTGCATCAAGAATTGACCCGTAACTTTAACGGAACCCGTTCCTTTTGGAGCAAGAACTACATCTGTATTACTAGCAACGTCATCAACAGCAGTAACAAATAGTGATGTACTACCACCACCATTATCAATCCTTGTACAATATAAACCTCCATCACCAAATGCAACACCTATTTGGTCATATGCATTTTGATAGAAACCTGTGTCTCTGTCCAAATCAAAAGCTACACCTGGTGCTGCTTTTGATCCTTGTGATACACCTTTAAATAATTGATTTACTTTTGCCTTTCTATTAGGGATCAACGGATCAGATACCACAACAGGAAGAATTGCTTCTCCTGATAAATTGGAGTCTGATATTGTCTCTAACTGTGATATCTTCTTAGTTGCCACGAATAATCATACGTTTTGCTACAAGTCTATTTAGCCAGGTTTATAGGTAGCAATTTCACCTATAGTTAATAAACTACGAAGTTTGATATCATTTTCCTCCATAAGTTTAGTTGCTTCTCCATTTTCTTGTCTATCAACAATAGAAAGTATGGTATTTACTTCATATCCAGCATCACGAATTTTCTCTACTGCTTTAATAGCAGATCCACCTGTAGTAATTACATCCTCCAATACTACAACCTGAGAACCTTTTTCTAATGTTGGTCCTTCAATCCATGCACCAGTCCCATGACCTTTTGGTTCTTTACGAACAATAAGACCATTATAATTACCCATCAATGCCATACCTGCTACTAATGGATCAGCACCAAGAGTAAGTCCTCCAACTGCTTTCGTACCCGCAGGTATTAAATCTAGTAGTAACATACATGTAAGACTAAGACCACCACCATTTAATGTGACAGGTTTACAATTCACATAATGTTCACTTTCTATACCAGAAGAGAGTTTAAACTTACCTTTACGATAAGCACTCTTATGTATCATACCCAAAAGATCTTTTTTTAAACTCATAATACAATAGCACCAATAATAATACCTTTAATAAATGCAACCCAAAGCATTTGATAGTCTGAGAGATTAAATTTATCTTGGAATTTTTTTGCTAATCTCTTATCCCACTCTTTAAGTGCTTTGATCTTATCAAATAAAAATGTTGATGAATCTTTTGTCATTGCGTATTCCTTTTCTTGTGTTGAACATCATATTCAATAGTAATCTTTTTTGAAGACCTACCACTACTAGAGTATGTAGTAGATCTTTTCATATCACCACCAAGTTCTGCTGTTATGGTTAGCAATTCTGCTATTAGATCACCTTCGTTATTTGTCATTGGTTTCACCCCATATTTGAATAGTAACTCTTGGTTCTGGTGGGTATGGTTCAATAGCAGTAACTAAATGTTCCTCCTCTTCATCATTAACCACCATAACATTCTTTTCTGGCAATAAAGTTTTCCACTCTTTATTGTGTTTATCTTGCCAAATAAACCATCCTCCAGAATTAGGATGCCAAGAAGTGTTAATGTATATTGTAGCACCAAAACCATGATTTTCATCATTATGAATAGCAATACCTGAAGATCCTTGCCATAGATAAAACTGAACAATCATCCTATCATACTTTGGCACTTTATCTTTAATGCTATCCTCTATAAGTTTTGCTAGTTCCTCTGAAACTGGTGTAGTAATAACAGATCCAGGTAGTCCCTGCTTAAGTATGTTATCCCATAAGACGGTGCTAGTATTCCATAATGGTGATGGAATTTTTATATTTAATTCACCGACAATTTTCTGAAATATTTCATCAGATAAAGTATCAAATACAATTTTCATTCAAGACCCCATTTTGTGATATAAGATTGAGGAGCACATTTAACTGCAACAGTAAATCTATGCCCATTTCTAAATGATGTTGCACGATGTAATATTGATGCATCAAATACAACCATACGATTAGGAAGAGGTAAAACACAGTATATATGGTCTTTTAGATAAAGTTGTGTCTCACCACAGTCATTAAGTTTCCACTTAGTATGAGGATAATATAAAAATGTTAATCCTTCATCACCATCTGTGTGAAAATTTGGTTTATCGTTAGAGAAATTAACATTGATATACATTCGGTATATCTTCATATCCCCTACGATATCTTTAAAGTTACTATAAATCCTATTTGAAAATAGATCCCACATTTCACCTTTAACATCAGCAGTACCGCCAACAGGTTCCATATCAGGATGATCTAATTCAAATAGGTTATAGTATTGATTTTGACAATAGTCACCTATCTTCCTTTGAGTTTCAATATCAAAGAAATTATCACATGTCTTCAATATCATTCTTTAAAGTTTCTAACATATCATGTGCTTGTACAAGACTATCAATTCTCAAAAGCATATCAGCAATATGTTTACTAACATATGATTCTTCATTACGTGCTGCAAATGCTAATGCATTTCTTAAGTCTGATTGAGCATCTTGCAAAGATACTTGAACTTGTTCAGTTAGTGCCATAATCTCGTTTTTGTTTTTTGCGTAATTTGTGATCTTTTTTAAATTGTTTTGCATAAAAAACATCCTTCTTGGAATACCAATCAGGATGTTCTTTGGCTAATTTTATTAATTTCTTTGCTGCCTCAAGATCCTTCATTTAACTGTACTTCCTTTCTATCCCTTAGATAGGTATTTATTACTTCTATCTGGTCATGATACCGAGAGATCTTATCTATTTCTACTTGTATTGCATCTGTTATATCCGAATGTTCACCTATACCAGCAGGATTGCTAAGATATACTTCAACATTTGCCTTGTGCCTTTCAATCTCACCTCTAGCGTGTGATAATATTGCCTTGATTAATTGATCTCTCATAGTAACATTTGATACTCTGCTTTATATAGGTAGTGGGCAGTCCTTCTAGATGGACATCTTTTGTACTCCCACTAATTTGTAGTAATTCTGTTATCCATAGAACCGTAAGTACCAACTGGTTGATAATTCATTGATATGGTATATCTATCTATACCACTATGAAGAACAATAGAATGTTCTAGATAACCAGGAAAGAATACCATCGAGTTCTTTGGTGGTGTGACTGTAATCTCTTGACTATTATAAGGGTTTAATGCAGAATAGTCAAATGAATAATGAGTTCTGGACATTAAAGGATTCTTAAATTCTATTTTAGAATTATCTTGTAGATACAATACAGAAGAAAAGAAATAATTCTTATGATCATGTACTAAAGACCATCCACCATCCTGTGTTTTTGTAGTCCAAGAAACTCCCATTTTGAAATCACATTGATCTATCATTAATAGATTTCTAGCAATTTCAGTGAACATGTTCACAAAACGATCTTCGTACTTTGTTCCTTTAAGGAAATCAACGTTATCTGATCCAGATGATTTTGAATTGGGAAGATAATCTTCTTTTTTACATAGATTGAGTAATTCTATGTTCTCTAAATCATCTACAGCATTAAAGACATAAAGCAACGGTATATTAAAAGAATCAATAATTTGTGCTTGAACTGCCATTTAATTTTTTGATAAGAGTTTTAGTACGTTTTTTGAGTTGACGCAAACGAGCAGACGCTAACCTTGACTTGGTGTTACGTCCTTGCTTTCTAGGAGTTTCATGGCTTTTGAGACGCATTGGTCTGCCCTGTTTACTTTGCTTAGTATAGGGTATTTATCATTTGATGTCAACCCCTTGATCATCTATATCATCAGGAGTTATTTTAATTGCTTCCTCCATAAATGATTTTTTAAATTCCTCTACCTGATCCATCACTTCTGGATCTACAGGAGGTCCAGATTGAATAACAGGAGATAACATAGCAGCAGATCCGTTTGATAGTTGTATCCTAAAGACACATCTATTACGATCAACCAAATTTAAATAAACACCAAGAGCAGCTTTTGCTTCCTCTTCAGTGATTTCGATAATGTCATTCATTAGAAAATTCCACGTTTAATTTTGCATCAGATAAAGCACCAACCATTGTCCATGCAGTTTCACCTGATACCATGTTTTCATCACAGAAATACTGAATAGTATCCTCAAGAATTTCCTTGAGTTCTATCAGTTGATGTTGTCGTAGTTCATCCATAACAATATTATACCATATTAATTCAAGAAAATCGATGTTGCGGTCAGTTTCATAACTGCACCAGCAGTAAGGGTCATAGCACCACCAGCAATAATACTTGCAGCAGTAGAACAGTTCATAGCAATAACACCAGCAGCAACGTTAACATTATAAGCACCAGTCAATACATTATTATTATATCCAGTACCACCAGATGTCAATGAAATTGGACCAGCAGGATTACCAACCAAAAATCTGGGTATAGCATCAGTAGCAGATCCCGCAGGAGTTTGAATAATATCAACAGATCCACCAACAGCAAATATAAGACCAGTCTTAACCTTTGGTGTAGTTGGCATTGGAGAGTTGATCATACCATCAATAGTTGGAGTGACAATGTTTACAGCATTTTCAGCAGCAACTGTAAATTCTCCAGTACCATATATCTGT